CGGTTAGCTAAAGCTCATGAAAAACGTTTAAAAGAGAACCCTGCTCAAAACCTATCCTTACATGAATCTCTACGAGATCTTCCTGATGATCACAACTTACATCCTAAAAAAATACGTGAATGGATTAAAACCCAGAAAGATTTACGATCATCATATCAAAAACAAGCACGTCAAAATGTTAAAGGTGCTTTAGCTATTTTTTATCAGCATGATGGTTATATAAAAAATATGGAGTACTATTTACGTAATGGTGAATGGATGGATCTATATTATGGAGAATATCAAGAAAAAAAGATAAATTATAAATGTGCTGCTTTAGCGTATTACCATACAGGTAAATATGATGGTATGGTAAAGAGATCAGTAGGTGTTTATTACCCAGATTTAGGTTGTATGTGGACAGCAGAAATGAATAATGAGTACTATAAATAGTACTACTATGTCAGATAATATTGTAAAATTTCCTACTAATTTAACTAGAAAAACTAGACCAGCGAATACTAATAATTCAGCTGAGGATTCTAAACGTATAAAAGAAAATAAGACTATCTTTATTGATAAACTTACAGATCATTATGGTATACAGCTTATTAATAAATTAGCTATGCATGGTTTTGATATAGACAATGACAAATTTATGTGTGATTATATTTTTACTATGGAAACATTAAGAGCATGCTTATTAAGAAATGTAGGTGTTACTCATCCTTTACAAAAGCTAAGTGATAAATCAGAAGATCTAATAGCTGATAATGATGTAGATTTTAATGATGATGAATAAAAAACTGTTGCACTTCACTTGATAATATACTACAATTATATGATGAATAAATTGAAACTGGAGAAAAGAAGTGTTACTTGTTGACTTTAATCAAGTCGTTATAAGTAATTTTATGACGCAAGTTGGTAATCATACCAATATTCCTCTTGATGAGGGGTTACTACGACATATGATCTTAAATACTATCCGTCTTAACCGTAATAAGTTTGCGGATAAGTATGGTGAGATGGTTATTTGTTGTGATAGTAAAAAGTATTGGAGACGTGATGTCTTTCCCTACTATAAAGCTAGCCGTAAAAAAGATAGAGAAGCATCTGGTGTAGACTGGACTACTATGTTCAATACATTATCTGTTGTACGTCAAGAACTTATGGATAACTTTCCTTATAAGACGCTTATGGTAGAAGGTGCTGAAGCTGACGATATTATCGGTACTCTAGTACATAAGTATAATCAGTATGAGAAAGAGATTTTAATCTTATCTAGCGATAAAGACTTTATGCAATTACAAGTATATGATAATGTAAAGCAGTATAGTCCTGTACATAAGAAGTTTATTCGTACTGCTGATGCTGAGCTATATCTAAAAGAGCATATTATTAAAGGTGATCGAGGTGATGGTATTCCTAACGTTGCATCACCCGATGCTGTGTTTGTGACAGGTGGTCGTCAGAAACCTATGCGTAAAAAGCTAATTGAACAGATTGCTAATACTAATGTATTTACTGCTGGTGAAGTTAGTGAAGAGATTAAACGTAACTTTGCTCGCAACAAACAGCTTGTAGATCTATCTGAGACACCTAAAGAGTTGCAAGATGAGATTGTTAGCGCTTATACTAACTATGATGTAAAAGATCGTAGTAAACTTTTTAACTACTTTGTCGAAAATAAACTGAAAAACCTTATGGAAAACTTGAGTGAGTTCTAATGAATTTAAGCATACATGAACAATTAAAAACCGTAGAAAAGCAAACTACAAAAAAAGATAAGATTGCTAAACTACAAGAATATTTCAAAGAATCTAGAGCATTAGCTATTATTTTAGATGTTACGTTTAACTCTAAAATTAAATGGTTATTGCCTCCAGGTACTCCTCCATATCACTCAAACGATAGAGATATGGATTTACAGCATGTTCTTAAAAACGAAGCTCGTAAACTACAGTACTTTATAAATACTCGCGAAGGTAATAACATGAAGCCTTTGCGTCGAGAAATGATGTTTATAGAATTATTAGAATCAGTAGATCATTACGATGCTAAACTATTAATTGCAATTAAAGATGGTAAACTACCATACAAAGGTATTACTAAAAGCTTAGTACAAGATGCATTTCCAAATGAAACCAAAAACTGGTAAAACGTTTAAAAAAGACAAATCAGAATTATGGGATGATGAATTATCATCACAAAACACTAAAAGAAAAAACGCATTTGAATCGAAACGTCGTTTTAAGCAAAAATTGAGAAGAGTAATTGATGATGGTGACTACGACGAGCTCGAAGAACACTACCAATAGAGCTTTTATAATTGGTAATGGAAAATCAAGAGAAGGTTTTGATTTAGAACAGTTGCGTCCATATGGTCAAATATATGGATGTAATGCTTTATATCGCGATTTTAGACCTGATTGGCTAATTGCTATTGATGAAGCAATTACAAAGGAAATCCAAGAGAGTGATTTTCCTAAAGAAAAATTTATTCATCCTATAATGGAAGAACAGTTTGAACACCCGGAGTTTAATCCGTTTACTAGACTGCGTTCTAACGCTGGGATGAACGCAATGATAGAAGCTTTAAGACATGGTAAGCGAGAGCTTATCTGCTTAGGGTTTGACTTTATGATAAACGATGATCTGTCTATTAGTAATTTATATGACGGAACTAACGCGTACGGACCAGAGACGAGAACTAGTGTAGCTGATAATGTTCGTAGAGTCAAATATCTAGATTGGTTTGCTACTAAAAATAATGTAGCTCAATTTAAAATGATACTACCACGACAAAAAAATCTTAAAGTGCATAAAATGAGCTCAACAAATGTACGTGGTATGTTTATAGACCAATTAATGGATTATTTAAAAAAATGATTGATAGCCATTTTAGTGTACCCGTCTACAGCTCTGTAGTTGAAGATAATCTGTTTAGTGTACTTAAAAATGATGTTTACAGTTATATTCAAAACAATGAAGCTAAGATAAACAATTTTAATACTTCAGATTGGGATTGTAATACTATATCAAGTATTACAGCCGAAGAGCAATTTAAAAGTGAAGCTTTAGAAAATATACTAAAAACTCATTTTAATTCTTATTTAACTGATCTTAACGTAGCAGCACATGTGACAACCTCTGGGATGTGGGTAAATATTGCAGACCCGGGCTCATATCAAGAGCAGCACAATCATATAGGAAATAATAATATTTTTTCTGGTGTCATTTGGATAGACGCTAAAGAAGATTCTGGAGATTTAATTTTTAGAAATCCCTATAACAATCTTTTAAATATTTTACCAAAAAATACTAATATACATAGCCGGGTAATTTATAGACCTTATGAAAAAGGTATCTGTTTGTTCCCAGCATTTCTAGAACACTCAGTACGCGTAAATAAAAGTGGCTCTAGAAGAATTTCTGTTAGTTTTAATATAGCACAAATTATAAATAAAAATGTCTGATATGGAGATTTGATGCCTAGATATACTTTCCAAGACACTGAAACTGGCGAAACCTGGACTGAAATATGCTCCTGGGACGATCGCTGCGCTTTCCTCGATGAAAATCCTCACATTAAAACTATAATTGTAGGGGCTCCAGCTTTAGTTGGCAGCCGCTATACTAGTGGCATCAAAAATGATGATGGGTGGAGTGAAAACTTGTCTCGTATTGCTGAAGCACATCCTGGAAGTGCTTTGGCAGCTCAGCATGGATCAAAAGATAGTAAAACAGTGAAAACTAGACAAGCAGTTGAAAGATGGAGGAAGCAAACTGGTAAAACTTAACCCATAAGAGGTACTACTATGCATAAAATTGCTGTTGAACTAATCGAAGACCAATTTGATAGAGATGTTGAAAAAGCAGTAACAAGAGCACAAAGAAAAAGACTAAGAAAACAGAAGTACCAACAGAAGAAGCAATTGATAGATATAACGACTATTGATCCTCGCACCGAAAATCAAGCAAAAGTATTTGACGCGTTTGATGAAGGTGATAATTTATTACTCCACGGTGTAGCAGGCACCGGTAAAACGTTTGTATCAATGTATCTTGCACTAGATGACGTATTTAACGGAGATGATTTAAAAAGATCAGTTACAATTATTAGATCAGTTGTTCCAACAAGAGATATGGGTTTCCTACCAGGGAAAGAAACAGAAAAGACTGCTGTATATGAACAGCCTTACCAAGCTATCTGTAAAGAATTGACTAACAGAGGTGATGGATATGATGTTCTTAAACAGCGAGGAGTAATTAAATTTACTACAACCTCTTACATTAGAGGGTTAACATTAGACAATACTATTGTCGTAGTAGATGAGTGTCAGAATATGACATTCCATGAGCTAGACAGTATT